AAAGATGACTTAGATTCTATTTTACGTTTATATACAGAAAATAATGCTGGCAAATCTAACATTGATATAGCAGGGACAGCCTCTTCTAATAAATATCAAAGAGACTTAGCTTCGAAAGCATTGTCTAAACTTGGTTGGAATGGCGGAAGCGTTAAAGATTTATTAAAAAATTTTTTAAAAAAAGGGGTTTCCGTTGAAACAGGCGACGCTGAATTTTTTGCAATAATAAAACCAAATTTAGCCGCTGGTTTAAGTGGAAACATTGTTCAAGGAGAAAATTCTTTGATTCCATATCAATCGACTTTATATGGCGCTACAACCGCATGGAATATTTCTTATAATTTAAAAAATAATGGAGCCAAAATTATTGATTGTACTTGTCCTGAAATAACTAGCGACGGAACTTTAACTGGTAATATGCTAGGTTTTGTTTTGATAGCATTCCCTGCTGGTTATCAAGCAAATGATTTAAGATTAAAAAATCAAACAGTATGGGGTAAAGAGCGTACTTATTTTATTGATAGTTCTATAAAAGATGCGCTGAAAGATCTTAGTGAATTGAAGTATGCAAGACAAGCTTTAAGTTTAGGCACAAGCAATGATTATCAATTTGATAATTTAAAATTTAATTTCTCTAACGTTTTATCAGAATTTAGAAATGGAGAAGAAGGGCAAAATCCTTTTTCTTATTTTAATAGAATATTTATAGATCAACAATATGGTGGGCCTTTATATGGCCCATTTTCAACCGCCAATAACAAAGCTCCTCAAAAAATAAAAGAGGATGGCAATATGTTGAAGAGGTCCAGTGTTTTAAATGGAGACGACTCAACTCAATTTAATTTAACTTTAGAAAAAGGACTCCCTTTAAGCGAAGGAAGCGAAGACAAAAGAACCTCATCAAATAAATTAAGAAATTACAGTGAATGGGCCAATAATTCATTAAAGAATTGGGACGAAAAAGCTATACCAATAACTCATACTGTACTTAACCCTAATGTTGAATCTGTTTTTATAACTTTAAGTATTTCTTCTTTGAAAGATACCTTAACTAAAAACGTAGAAAATGTAAAAGGAGCAACAGATAATAAATTAGATATAGGCAGCGTTTTCCCTTCAGTTTTAAATATAAGAGTTGAAACTGGAATAGTAGGATTAGATGGAGAAAATAATGTTAAAAAATCATATGATTTTAGAATAGTAGCTTTAATCGAAGGACAAACTCTAATTGATATTGGAAACCCAGATTACCAAGGAAGCAGCAAAGATTATGTCATAGCTTTAGATCAAGAGAGATCACAAATATTAAATCAACCTTTTGATTTACCTTCGCTGCCGAATCAAAACATCCAGACGTTAACAAGTGATGGAGAAAGAGGTATAGAATCGAGCGCGACGGACACTTTACAAAAAAGATTTGTTAGAGTCACTAAATTATCACATGAAACAAATTCTGTTTTATTAAGTAAAGATGTATCTCTTCAAAAAGTAACGGAAATAATACCAGTTAATTTACCTTATCCTTTCTCAGCAGTTGTAGGTACAAAATTAGATTCTAGATCTTTTGGGTCAATACCTACTAGAACTTATGACTGCAAACTAAAAAAAGTAAAAATACCAAGCAATTATTTTCCCACGAAGGTAGGAGGAATTGATAAAAGATATTACAAAACAACTGCTGATTTTTCTGCCACGATTAAAAAAGATAAACTCGTTTATAAAGGAGATTGGGACGGTACTTTCCATGATGAGTTAAAATGGACTGATAACCCAGCTTGGATTTTATATGATTTATTGACTAACTCACGCTACGGCATGGGGCAACATGTAGATGAAACAATAATAAATAAATGGCAGCTTTATAAAATAGGAAGATTTTGTGATGCAGTAGATGAAGAAGGATATTTTGAAGGCGTTACGGACGGAAGGGGCGGGAGAGAACCTAGATTCTCTTGCAATGTTGTCTTTGAACAAGGAGAAAAAATATTTGATTCAATAAACACTATTGCTTCAATTTTTAGAGGTAAGGTATTTTTTGGAAATTCTGAAATAAACTTTGTAGATGATAGGCCAAGATCGACAGTAAATTTATTTACAAATGAAAGTGTTAAAGATGGAATTTTTTATTATTCTAACAACAGGAGAGATGAGCAGTTTAACACTATAGAGATAGCATACAAAGATAGATTTGATAATTTCCTCCCTAAAATTGAAGTTGTTGAAGATGAAGAGGATATTAGACAAAGAGGGGTTTTTAAAAAACGTATAGAAGCTGTAGGAATAACTTCTCGTGCCATGGCTAGGAGAGTGGGGCAACACGAAATTTTTTCTAAGATTAAAGAAAACCAACAAGTTGCATTTACAGCAGGGCTTGAAAGCCTTCTTTGCCAACCTGGAGATTTAGTAACTATAGAAGATGAATTAAAAACATTAAAAAGTAATTTTGGAAAAGTTTTAGCTGTTGATCTAACCGAAGAAACAATTAGAGTAAGTAATACCTTCGATAGTTCAGATATGAATTCTGTCTTAACTATTTATCAACCTACAGGAAGGGACGATATACAAGATGTAAACAATTTAGCTCTTGTTAATAGAGAAAGGTACTATCAATTTGAAGTAACCTCTACATCTAATTCGTCTTTTAATAGAGATTACACAGGTATTTATAATTTTTCAGGATATACCGCTGGTTTTCCTAATGCATCAGGAGTTACAGCTGGAGAGAGTAGATTCCAAGAGTATGCTTTATATAGTGGCTTAGGAGGTATTCCATTAAGAGAGACAAGTATTTATTTTACTCCTGAAGTCACAGGCTGGGTTTTTGGAAGTGGAAATTCAGTTTCTATAACTTCGGGTGATTGGATAGCTGTAGATACAGGCGCTCAAACAATACCTAATTTAAACACTGGTTTTATAATTCCTCTTGATGTAGATCAAGATAATAAAAGAGCTGCTGCTGGAGAAGTTGACTTTTCGGGATCAATAACTAATTTAACTGAACCTACTTTTGGCGTTATAAATAATGAAATATCAGTTGTCTCTCCTGATCAATTAACCAAGCTAACTGTAACTGGATCTACTATAAGCAGTCCAGCCGCATTAGAAGCTCAGGGATTTAACCCTTACGGAAGTGTTGTTTCAGGATTTGATAGACCTGAGCTTTTACCATTTATTAAACTTGGTAGTCCAGTAAAATTTGAAATTAAAAATGCTAACCCATTTATTTACAAAGTTCTTTCTCTTCAAGAACAAGCTCCTAATGAATATTTAGTTAATGCTTCTAAATATGATACAGGAAAATTTGATTTGATAGAAAAAGACATCAGCATAGAGACTCTAGCCAACACATTTAGTTATAAAGTTTCTCAAACAATAAATGAAACTACCTACTCTACTTTACCTGCTCCTGTATTAGCTGAAGTAACAACAGGAGTTCCCAACCTTACTAATCAAACTTTTTCTATTACTGGAAGATGGAATGCTGTAAGTAATTCAACTGGATATAATTCTATTTTAACTTACCCCAATGGGCAAACAGATTCTCAAATAACAGAGTCAACAGGTACTAAATTTACAGGGATTGATAGCGTTGGAGTTTTTAACTATCAAGTAAATGCTTTAGGCAACAAAGGGGGCGATGGCGGAAACGCATACTTTGATTCTTCATATGACGAATCAGGGCTTTTTGTGGTATACGAAGAGCTTTTAACTTTTAATAAATCATTCATAGATAAGATAACAATTTTGTAAAATGAGCTTTGACCCTATTAAATTATCGCCATCTGGAGCAGAGATATATTACTCTGGAGCTTACGCTGATGCAACAGGAGCAACGGGTGCAGGTGGTCAATACGCTAGTACTGCATCAAGTCAAGGATGGGATACTGTAACTTTTAAAAATGCAGCTACAAGAGTAGGAATAGGAAGCGCTCTTCCAACAGGAGATGATATAAGCACAAGCGCAAATTACTCTTTAGCTCCAGCAGTTGTTATTGGAGGAACGACACCTATAGGAGACGTAAGAGGTGAAGGTGTAGGTTATATTGCTCAAGGTGGATCATCAACTATAATTCCTTTAAAACCAAACGAATTTTACAGCGGAGCCTTATATGCTACTTATGCCGTAGGATCAACAGCTAAGCTAACCGCCAAAGTGGGAGTTGGAACAGCTGGTTTCTCAAGCTACTACCAAGGAAACTTTACTACTCGTGATAACTATTCTTTTGATACTGTTTTAAATGTTGATACTGGGAACTTAAACGCAACGGGTTCAGGAAGTGGAGTATATACAATAGGAGATACTATAACTCTTCAAACAAGTTTAATTGATAGAATCGGCGACTCTTTAAATACCGTGTCATCTATTAATGATGATGCTTTTGTTAAAGGAATAAATATAAGTATTTTAAATGAAGATAAAAGTATAGCTTATTCTAATTATAAAACTGATTATAAAAACCCCTCTTTTACTTTTACTAAACAAGAAAATATTGACATATTCGGATCGTTCACGGAAAACTTTGGTGTAAAATTTTCTGTAGAAAATCAAGATGGACAAACTCATGAAACAGATTTTCTTCTTTACGGAAATAGGTTATCGATAGAGAAAATTTATGTTTCAGCTTCAGGGGGAACATACTTAGATGAAAACAAAGATAATGATTATGGTCCTTCAACTAGCGATATAGTAGCTTCAGATGATAAACTCGAAGCTGTTGTAGGTTTTAGTCATCGTCTTGTAAATACATCAGGCACAACAGGTGCAATAAATTTTAATATTACATTTGACCAAGATCCTAATTTTACTAATTACGATAATTTATTAGTTTTTGCAAATACTGGATCTTCGACTTTTGATACTACTACACAAAATTTACTCGGAACTTTTCCTCTTTCACAGCTGCAAAATCAAAATGTGAGGATTTTCCCAGACGATGGCATAGTCGAAGGAGAATCTAACTTTTTCAAATTTGTAGCGAGCAGTGAAGTTGGTTTTTATAATGAATTGTTTACAGTTGGTCCTTACAGTATCGAACCTGTAGAAGTAGGTACAGATCCAATTTTGTACAATGTTGGAGAACAGGAAATAGTATCAGGTAATTTAAGCATTCTTGGTCAAGATGCTGGAGGCTTATATTCATTAGGAGCTTCTGGAAGCGGAGATGGTCAAAGGCTAACAGGCCCAGGAGGTTTGCCTTACTTATTATCTGGGGATGCAGCAGGAGGAGGAGGATCTACAGGTACTCCGAATTTACAAGAAGTGACTGAGAGTGGTAATATCACCACTCTCCCAATGCAAGCAGCATCTCTTACAGGATCAAACGGACTAAACCAGTTCAAAGGATCGACGGATGATGCAAATGGATATGTTTTAAAAACAAGAAACTATGCAAATGATGATTTGTTTAACGTTAGAAATGATGGTCACGTTGGAATAGGAAGTTTAGCTGAGAGTTCTTACTTAACTATAAGATCAACTGGAGCAATTATCCAATTCGGTACTCCTGATGGGTATTCAATAAAATCTGAAGAAAAAGCTATTCTCGGTGTTATATCTGGTAATGTGTTTTCTACTGGATCAGCTTTATTAGGAGGGTCAGGACACTTAGTAAGTGGAGACTATGATGTTATAGCAGGTGGTGTTCTAGGTACTATATCAGGAGGAGATTATGACTTCATTGGAGGAGGATATGATCTAAATGTAAATCATAGTGAATATTCTGTAGTTGCTGGAGGTAAAACTAACAGTATATTTAGTGGAGATTATTCTGTTATAGGTGGAGGTTTAAACAATTTAATTACTGGAATAGCTTCTGATTCTCACGTTGATAAGGTTGCAATAGTAGGAGGAGAAGGAAATAAAGTTATTTCAGCGCCCTATACTTTTATTGGGGCTGGTAATTCTAATTTGATTAGTGGAACAAACTCTCTTTACAGTGCTATATTAGGTGGTGGATACAACCAGATCAAAGAATCTCAATTTGCTACTATTCTAGGAGGAGATAATAATAGAATTAGCTTCGCTAACCATAGTGTTTCTGCGGGTAATTATTCAAGAGTACTATCAGGACACAATGGAGCTTTTGTTTTTTCTGATTCAAGGACAGCAAACTACGATTCTCCTAGAGGTAACACTTTAAGCTTAAGATTTCAAAGCGGTGTATTTGTAGATACTGACAGTGGTATTTATATTAATGGCAATCCTGTAATAACAGGAAGCAGCGCTTCAGAGGGAGATACTTTACAGACTGTTACTGATAGAGGGGCAACTACAACAAATAATATCCTTTCTACTGGACCGCACATCTCTGGAGTCACTGGATTGTTTGGCGATAAGGTTGGTATAGGCACAAATGATCCTGCTTATCC